TAACGATGTAACCTGTTCAAATAATAGTGTATTTAATGTACTTCCAATCTCTGGTTGAAATAATCTCTCATATAGATTGGTTGATAATAGATTACGAATAGAACGAATGACCGCCTGTTCGTTGTACTTCATTGATACATCACCTGTCGCCGGTGATGGGAGAAAGGTCATATCTAGGTCTGAGTAGATGTAATTTGTTGTTGCCATTCTTTATTTATTACGCCTCGGAGTAAAATTGCGTAAGGAACTCTAGGTTTACGTCAGGAACATTTCGGGGCCGGATCGTAATTTTTAGATTTTCCATTTTAAGTGTTTGCTGTATTTGCTGAATAGTTTATTGAATTTGCTGATACCCAAGAAGTAATAGCAGAATTTGCCCATTCAGGCAATACATTGATACTTTCGTTTGCTTGTTTGTTACCATCAGAATCTTGTGAATATTCTATCCAACCTTTATCATTGTTCCATTGTAAAGCATGAATATTTGATGGAATATAAGATAAATTTAAATTTAAATGTGCAATACCATCTTGATAAACTGCACCATCTTCTCTAATTATTGATAATTTCATTCTCTGTTATCCATTATTAAAGTTTTTTGAGTTGGTGTTATTCCTGCTGCCGCCAAAAGTACTTTTTGTCCAACTTCATTGTTTTTAACCATTTCATTTCTAAAAGATTCAACGGCTGCACCTGTATGTCTTTGTTGTTGACTATTTTCTACCAATAAAACTGGTAACCATGCAATAGCACAACCCCATTCATCAACATCTTTACCCGTATTAGGATTCGTACCTCTCATTTGAGTAAACCATGCACAATCTAATCCTCTACACGGATTAAAATTATCTTGTGGACATAAATTTTTTGGTTTGATTTCCATAATATTTTCCTATCAATTTTTAATTGCAATAATAACATCAACATAATTCACCGCCAAATTAACTGCAAGTGAACCTGAACCAGAACCAGAATATGTATGGTTATGTGAACCACCGCCTCCAGTAGAATAAGTATTTAAGTATACACCGCCACCGCTTGTTGTACTAGTAGCATCATATGGAAATCCACCAACAGTAGTGAATCCACCTTGTGTAGCAACTTGGTCATCTGCACCAAAAACGTGAACGTGAGAAGGAATTTGAGAATTTGATAATGTTGTTTGGTCAGTACTTCCACCTATTGATACTGTTACTGTTCCACCGACGGATGAAGTAAAGGCTGAAGAAAACGGTACGCTACCGCCTGAACCTACTGAACCATTAACAACTCTCAAAGCTTTGTCATTATGTACGACAGATTTAGTCCAACCCGTTGGTGCAGTAGATTGTTGAAACATTAATGCAGTACCAGAAGGGAAAGCTATTGAACTATCAGAATTTGGAGCATAAGTGTATAAAGTACCAGACAAACCAGTACCAGTAACAACTCCTGGATTTTGTGCTTGTACTGATGCTATTACCGTTGGGTCTAATGGTATATTAAATGCCATTTTAGTATCCTAACTCCGAATGTAATTTACTGGTTCCAATTAATTTGATGAGCGAGTTCTGTGAAGCGCCCAAATTAGAAAACTGTAAAAGTGTTTGATAATCTTGTAAAACTTGACAAGAATTGGTATAAAAGTTAATGTCACCATTTCTTTGCGTATCCATTAACGTTTGTAAATTTGTTACATCGGTTATAATTGTATTAATGGCGGTGTTTGTAATATTACTTGTTGCGTTTCCACTTACCAATGAAATACTATTATTTAAAGTTGCATAATCACTTACAATTGCAATAGTAGAGTTTGATAAAGCAGAACCAATATACAAACTAGTAAAATTGCCCATAATAGGAGTATTATCTTGTATTGAGTCTGTTTTATTGGTAATATTTAATATTTGACGGCCAACAGCCAAAGCAGAACCTAAATCTGGATACAAAGTAGTATTAGCAGAAAGAGTTACACCAGATAAATTGTTTGTATGAACAGTAAAATTAAACAAAGAATTTTCTGCACTTACAATTGCTGCACTTAATGTATTAGCTGCCGTTGCCGTATTGGCAAACACCGTATTTGAAGTATTTGCAAGAACTGCCAAACCATTTAAGTAAATAGCAAGTGTTGCTAAATTTGTATTGTATGGATTTTGATAGTAACCACCAACAGTAGCATTTGACAAATCATTAATTTGCCATTGGTTTAAATTGATGTTTGAATTGTTTACAAAATTAAGAGTGTTAGCCGTGAGTTGATCCGCACCGTTAAAAACGGCAGAACCTTTAGTATAACCTAATCTTCCGTAAACACTCATATTATGCTTCCATTATGCCGTTACTTGGTGGTGAAGTTGGGAAACCTCTATTACCGATGTGAACGTGGCGGTCCACTTTTAATCTAAACATTTCCATAGAACCAAACATATCAGAAACTATTGGTCCGTAAACTGATACGCCGGCAACAATTGTTGTGGCAGCTGCCATGAATCCAGAAGTTTCAACACTTTTGATTGCTGATACCGATAAACCGGCAGAAATATTACCTTTAACCGATACACTTTGTGTTGCCGTAATATCACCACGAACTGCCACATCAGCATTTACATTTAAATGTGTGGCTGAAATATTTACATCACCGCTTGCATTGATATCAAAATCACCTTGTACTGTCTGTTCACAATCACCGTTGATTAACTGCTTAACATTACCATTCACATTTTGATATACTGTACCGTCTACTTGTTGATAAGAATCTCCTTGTACATGAAGAACAGAATCTCCCATAACAGTAATATTACAATTACCACTAATTAAAACATTTTTATCTTTTAATACAATTTCATAACCATTACCAAATATTTTATGAATCTCATCGCCGGTTGCTTGCATCTCAATAAATGTATTGCCGGTACCATGTTGTAGTCGAACACGCTCACGACCAGGCGTATCGTCTAATTCTAACGAATGGCCAGATTCAGATTGTGTTACACTATTATACGGATAAACAGGCTGATAATCGGTATTTGCTGCCGATTCCGGTTCTGTCCACGATAAATCTGCCATTATATTCCCTAAGGTTTCTGAAATGTAGGCCCACTAGAAGTGCCTGAATTGTTTTGTTGTGCTGTTGTCAATTGTGTTGATGCGGTTAATGCTGCAGCAGAAGCAGTACTTAATCCGCCATTCTTTTGTGAATTAACAATAGCAGTAGCATTTGAAATAGCACCATTAATACTTGAAAGAGCATCTTTAATACATTGTGTCAAAATTGCAGCAATTCTTGCTGGTAGAGTTTCAATATATTTAATTAGTTTTTGTAATTGAATAATATAACCAGTAATTTGTGCTTGTACTTCTTGTGCCTTTTTAATTAACTTTTGAATTAATTTAACTTGACCTTGAATTGCAGTAATGACTGCTCTAACTCCATCTGCAAAAGGTGAACTAGATGTACTAGCAAACAAACCTTGAACATATGTTCTAATTGCTTCAATTGCTTCTTTAATTTGAAATGAAACCCACGCAATAGAATATTTAATTTTACCAGAAATGTCACAAACGTGAGCCAAATTACTATTTGAAAAAGAAATAGAAGTATTGGCAATTTGGCCTCGAGCCAAAGAAGGGTTTGTTGGTCCGCCAACCGAAGGAGCATTTCCACTATGAGTTGGTTTTGGTGGATTGCTTTCGATAGCACCAACGACAGCAACGATTAAGGGTAGTGTAGGTATAGCCATATTATCCTTCCTGTTGAATACCGGGTAAAACACCCATCATGATAGGAAATTGGCCTGATTCACCATCCATGAAAAAACCTACTATCCAATCTCCTACTTTAGGTTGAGAAAAAGATTTAGAATTATTAATTGGGTACATAGGATGCGCCCATGGCAAATCCTCTGTTGGTAATGCTGAAGTATCATCTGTATGCCAACCAAAAATTCGAATTTGGCAACGACCAAGACCTAGTTCATCACCGGCACGGTTTTCAACCACGCCGACCCACCAGATAAAACCATTAAGACCAATAAAATTATTACGCATTATATTTGTACACCACTAACTAGTTGTTGTAATACTGGATCACTATTATTAAACTCTGGATAGTCTGCTGATACACTATCTTTAATTAATTCTATGATAGATATATATGCGTTATTTTTAACCGCATGACGCACAGCAGATACCAAATATTTACCAGAATAAAACGGATCCAATTGTCTCGTTGAGTTCGAACCTGTCTGTGTAAACGAAACGGGGTCAATAGCATATGTGTTGAAATTAACCACTTGGCCTGCACACAAATTAGGATCACCAGGAACAGTCAATTTAATTCTCATGTAATTTGCCAAACCTAACTGAGCAACACGATTAGGCACATATTTTTCAATGTAGATATCATTTGAAACTGCATCAGGATTTTGTTCAACATAAGAATTTTTCTTTTCGCTTGCATTAGAAGATGCCAATCTTAAAGCACCAACTTCCAATCCTGACGGAACATCACGATTTGTTTCATACATTGTTTGACCTAAACGGTTTTGATAACCATTTGTTATATTTGTCAAAGCACTACCATTTAACATGGCACCAGCATATTGACTGTAATCAAAAATACCATCAACTCTATTCACTTGTCGTAACAATGGATCAATTGTAATTACCTTATTTGCAAAAGTACCATTTGTTGTGGCCGCCAAAGTATCAAAAAAATCTAATACTTCAAACTCTAAAGCATTAGTCAACCTTTGGTTCATATCAGTTTCATCAATATTTTTAGGATCATACTTATAAGTCTGATACGCAGATTGTGAGAAAAGATTCTGTAAAGATTTTAAAAAGTAACCAGTACTATTTTCAAAGAACAACATATCGGCACCTTCTTGCCCATCAGGCAATGCGTATGTTGATAACCAATTAATTGTTTCAAATAGTTTTTTGTTTGGTAAAACGAAGTTGTATGTACCAAGAGTTGGGTCAATAGTTACATTCTTACTTGTTTGTATATAAGTGGTAAGAATATCATTGATAATAAAATCTATTTGTTGACCAGGATATGATTTCGATAAACGATTTTGTTCTGAGATTAAAAATTCTTCAGAAATAAAATTAAGAACATAAACTTCATAGTTATTACTATCAGAAGTTACTCTCTTGCCAATCTTATATACTCTATAATTACGAGAAAGAACATCTGGATCTTGTGTAGTCTTTTGTAATTGTACCTGAATAAATTCTGTACCATTTAACAAATAACTTGATATAAGTCCTAAAGCATCTGAGAGAACCACTTCACCTGAAATAGTAGAACTGTAAATATCTTCAAACAAATTCAATTCGAGCATGAACGGCTTTAAATTAACAATACCATCTTGTAGTGATGTTATTAAGTTTAAAGTTACTAAATTATAATCGGTAGGATAACGAAGATATTTTGTATCTAACGACATTATACTTTCACCAAGGATTTAAATTGTGATTCCATTTGACTTGCATAATTTTTATTAATCAGATTAATGTTTCGTTTTGATTCATTTAACTGATTTTCATAATCATAAATTGATAACGCATTTTTAGATACATTATAAGTTACTGTTGAACCATTTGGAAATGTTTGTACAGTTGATGATGGTATCAATTGAAGATATGTAGTCTCATCAATTGCTACAGTTTTAATAACAGTTGTTTGTGTTGAACTATCAATGGTTGTTACCACCTTTTGATATTCGTATGCCGTTGCTTGAGTATAAGAAACCACATTTGATGCACCACCAGCAACATCTGCATACTTATCTTGTAAGTAAGTCAAAAATTGATTTGATGTCAATGGCCAGTTAGATTGTGGATCCAACATCTGTGGATTACCATACAAAACAATCCAATAACGATAAGAATCACCATAATACTTATTAGCAATAATTTCTGGTGTATCACCTTCTTGTGTTGGGTATTCGTAAAACAATAAAGGATTTTTAGATAACTGAGGAATTAATGCAGTTCTAATTAATAAATTTCTCAATAGATGAATGTTACCAAATGGGTCTTTATTACGAATTAGAGGTAAAGAATTAAAGTATTTCATTATTCTACCACACTTTCGCCAGAACTTAAACTCTGCTCTACTGAAACAGAACTTGAATCAGAATTAAGAATAGAATTTAATTGTTGCTGCGTATTGTAATTTGCAGCAACTTGACTACCTTTAAATTGTTCTTTAGTAATCATTGTTGTCTCTTTGAATTGTAATGTCAAACGAGTTTGAACTGGATAACCATCTTTGTATGCAGAAAAACCATTAGGCGCATAATCAACAGTAACATCTTCTAACACACAATCATTAACTGTGAATAGTTTTGCTGCATTGGCATTACTAATAGAACCTGTATCGCCTTGAGTTAAGAAACCTAAACCAGAATTGTTGAGTGCGGAAGTAAGAACATTAGAAATTGTTCCTAAAATACCATTTTGGCCTAAGAATTTAAATTGTACAGAGAAGATTTGTGGTGGTGTCAAAAACTGACCAGAACCACCGCCTTGAGCACCTGCAATACCAGGTAATGAATAAAATGTTAATGTGTCACAAATATTTTGTACAGTCTTTGCTTCAGCAGAAGTTTTTGGTGTCATTAAGAATTCTAATTGGAATGTTCTTAGACCAACACCCTTATACAATAGTTGCATCTGTGGGTTGACAAACACACCTGCGCCTTGTGCAGCAAGAGAACCAATTTGACCTGTACCGCCTAATGCTGAAGATACTTTATTTGCACCATATGCAGCACCAGCAATACCATAAGGAGTAATTTTTCCACCTAATTCTTTTTTGGTTGCATCAGAATACAAATTACCAGCAAAACCAACGATGCCCAATTCTTCAGTAATACTAATGTCTGTATATGATGAATTGTAATTAACTGTTAAGTTTTCAGGCATGAACATAGAAACACTAGCCAAAGGATTACCTTTTTTCTGTGGCGCATAGTTTCCTGCTTGTGTTGCCAATCCAAGAGCAGTACCAATTGTAGTAGCAACAGAACCAAGATTCTCAAGACTGAAGTTGTCAGTTAAACTTGAAACGGCACTTGCTGAACTGGTTATTGCACTACCTAAACTGGTTGTATAGTCATATGCTTGGATAAGTACTGCATGACCCATAGAAGGGTTAGACGCCAAATCCGATGGAAATATCAAATTTTGGACTTGGTTTGTATTGGTAAATAAACTAGTTAATGGACCACCGAGTAGTGAACTAGTGCTGATACCACCAATATTAGAAGGTAATATTTGTAAACCCATGGTACTCTCTTTTATGTGAATATATATTATTTATGGCATATTCCGGACTATTTAAACCTCGTTACCCACAAAAATACATTGGTGACCCAAACAATATTGTTTATCGTTCCTCGTGGGAATGTAAAGTTATGTCTTGGTTAGACAATAATCCAGACATTTTATCATGGGCTAGTGAAGAATTGATTATACCTTATAAATCACCTGTTGATGGTAGAATGCATCGTTATTTTCCTGATTTTCTTGTTAAATCGAGAACCAGAGACGGAAAACTCAAAACTTTACTGCTTGAAGTCAAACCTAAAAAACAAACTCAGCAACCAGAACAACGTAAAAGAATCACCAAACAGTATATCAATGAAGTCACAACATGGGGCGTGAATCAGGCCAAGTGGAAAGCCGCTGAAGAATACTGCCTTGACCGTGGTTGGGAGTTTAAATTGATAACAGAGGATCACCTAGGCCTCAACTAAATATATCATGGCATCTAAACTTACACAAATTACTCAGCAAAAATCTGCTTCTGACCTCCAAGCTATGTCGAGAGAATCGCATAGATGGTTATTGACAAAGATTAATGAATTAAGAAACGTATCACAAATACCTCGTGGCATTGCTGCTGAAGATTTCAGGAAAGAAAAACTCTTTCAATTAGGTAAATTATACCATTTTTACTATGATCCAAAAGGTAAAGATGATTTGCCATATTATGATAGATTTCCTTTGGTATTGGCATTAGAGAAATATCCAGATGGCTTTCTTGGCTTAAACCTACATTATTTACCAGTAAAATACCGAGTGGCATTTCTGGACAAACTCTTGGATTACGCAGTCCTAGACGCAGATAATGATCCGAGAAGGATCAGAGTCACTTACGATATTTTGCAGGCGTCCAAGCGCTTTAAAGAGTTCAGACCATGTATCAAAAGATATTTACATAGTCACATTAAGTCAAAAATACTTACCATTCAGCCAAGAGAGTGGGAAGTGGCAGTATTCTTGCCTACCCATTTATTTAAAGGTGCCAAACCGGCAGATGTTTGGAAAGAATCGGTAGACGAAATTAAACACGGTTAAGGATTAAAATGGCAGGTACCATAAACGATTTCAGAAGTAGTTTTAAGATTGATGTTGCTAGACCATCTAGGTTTGATGTGTCTATTCCTGTTCCTCTTGCTTTGGCAGGACAAATCACTACGGCTCGTAATTTAACATTCCGTTGTGAATCTACTGCTTTGCCAGGTAGAACACTTGAAACAACTGTTAAGAAATTAGGTTCTGCACCAGTTGAATATTTTCCGTATCATTCAAACTACCAACAAGCAACAATGACTTTTATTGTTTCTGATGATATGAGTGAGAAGGTGTTCTTTGATTCGTGGATGGAATTAATTAATCCAACCACAACTTATAACTTTGAGTACAAAGCAAATTATACAACAGATATTACAATTACTCAATACAATTTAGAAAATCAGCCAACATATTCTAGTATTTTACAAGAGGCATTTCCAATTGATGTAAACCAGTTAGACATGGATTGGTCAACCGATTCATACCATAAACTAGCTGTTGTATTTGTTTATAAACAATGGCAGAATAATTCTGTTGCTGGTTTAGTAAATAACCTGAAAACTGATTTAATAACAGGAATAATTAGTTCATTCTGATTTGATATAGGAGATATAAAATGGCTTTGCCAAAAATTGATGTGCCGGTATACGAGATTGATTTACCACTTTCTAACAAACATATTCGTTTTAGACCATTCTTAGTTAAAGAACAGAAGAATCTAATGATGGCTATGGAAGCAGGCGATAAAGAGACCATTGAGAGAAATGTTCGCCAAGTACTAAACAACTGTACCGTTACAGAAGGTATCAACATTGATACATTACCTGTGATTGATGTTGAATACTATTTCTTACAGTTACGTGCTCGTTCAGTCGGTGAGATTGTAGAGAATGAATATATCTGTAACAATGAAGTTAATGGTGCCGTTTGTGGTGGTAAAATGAAAGGTACATTAAACCTTTTAGAGATTAAAGTAGATGTCGACCCAAACAAAAAAGATATTATCAACTTAGATGGTAGAATTACCATGAAGTTAAAGTATCCAGAATTTTCTTTGGTTGAGAAACTAAGCAAAAAAGAATCTGCTGTTGATATTATCTTTGAAGTTATTGCTGAGAGTGTTGAATACATTCACGATGGTGAACAATACTATTATGCACACGAAACATCAAAGGCAGAACTGTTACAGTTTATTGAATCATTAAACCAAGAACAGTTTACCAAGTTGGAAGAATTCTTCAATACTCTGCCAACAATGAATAGAAAATTAGAAATTAAATGCGGTAAATGTGGATTCGACCATTCAATCGAAATGGAAGGTCTCGAAAGTTTTTTCGGGTAATATTTTGTCATGACAATTTGAGAAATTATTATAAAACTAATTTCTCCTTGATGCAACACCATAAGTATTCTCTCACGGAACTTGAAAATATGTTACCGTGGGAACGAGATATCTATGTCGCCATGCTAGTGCAGTATATTGAAGAAGAAAATGAAAAGATTAAACAACAAAACGCTTCAATGAAAAGGTAGTAAATGGCAAGACCGGATACCGAGTATCAAATAACACCTAAAGGCGAAGAACTAGCCGGTCGCCTTGCTGAAACTCGTGGTATCAAAAACATGATGGGCAATCCAATCATGTCTGGTGTCAAATCCAATCCAAAAAGAGTTCAATCTCAATCACCAGAAACACCAAATACAAAAGAAAAAAGAATTAAAAATATTCCTAATAAGGAACCTAATTTTTCTAATGTTGCACCTGGTAATCCAAGACCATTAAAAGTAAATGATTCTTCAGCCGATATTCTCGGTAAAATGTACAACTTTATGATGAAGAAGGCGGACATAGAGAAGAAAGAATTTAAACAAGAAAGAAAATTCAAAAAAGAACAGGTTCAAGTCAAAGAAGATAGAACACAGGAACTTATTGGTTTGTTCAAGGTCAAAAAGGCCAGAAAAGTAAAAGAAGAAAAAAACAAAAAAGAGATTCCTAAAAAAGAAGGTAAAGCACCTTCAAAACGTGCACCTAAAAAGACTACTGCTGAACCTGTACCAAAACCATCTGCCCCTTCACCTACATCAAAAGCATTACCAAGAGCAATAACACCAAAGGGTGTTGCTGTGGCGGCCGCAGGTGTTGCCTTGGCAGGTGGTGCAACAGAATTAATTGCTAAAGAAGAAGGTGTTGTAACAAAAGGTTATTGGGATCCGCCAGGTCAAAAAGAAAAAGTTTCTATTGGTTATGGTCATCAAATACAAGCAGAAGAATACAAACAAGGTTTTATTCAAGTGGGTAATGACCAGATTCCAATCAAAGGTGAAAGAGGTATTGATACTGTAATGACCAAAGACCAAGCAAAGAAGTTGCTTGATACTGATTTACCAAAATATGAAAAACGAGCAAAAGAACCTTTAGGTGATGCTTGGAATAAATTAAATCAAAACCAAAAGGATGTATTAACCTCTTATGCTTACAATACTGGCAGCACTCAAAGTTTGGTGAGAGCAGGACTTAAAGATGCCATCAATAGAGGTGACATGAAAGAGGCAGCCAATATCATCCGCACAAAAGGTGTTAGAACTGCTGGTGGAAAATTCAATGCTACATTAGATAAAAGACGTAAGAGTGAAGCAGACATATTTGAATCTAATGCAAAAAGTCAAGTGGTACCGGTTGAAACAAAGCCAATGGATATACCTGAACCAGTTAAACCCGTGACAAATGGTTCTACCGGTTCAAATCCGGTATCCATTCTAAATAACCAAACCAATATTATTAATGGTGGTACGACTTTCGCTTCAAATGAAGATAGAAAAGAATATGCATCATTATTAGAAAAACAATTTTACGGTTAAAAATGGACTACCAAAAAGCACGTTCAATTAGAAAAAGTTCTCTATTGTCATTAATAGCAGAAAGAAAATTTGAAGAAGGCCAAGGCATTGGTGCTTCTATTGGTGGTGCCATCTCTGATAAATTCAAAGCAAAAGGTGTAGGATTTAAAGAAGCATTAGACCCATTAAACTTTGTAAGAAAACTTACAGGTAAAGGTGCATTTGGTGATATTGCTGTAACCGGTTTAGGTCGTTTGTTTGGTAGAAAAGACCGAGACATTGAGGCATTTGGTGGTTACGGCCGAAAAAAGATGAGAAACAAGAGGGATCCCAATTTCACAACAATTGGTCCTGGTCCTGTAAGACGATTAAGAGTAAAAGATTCAACAGCAGACATTCTTGCCAAGATGTATAACTTCATGTTGAAAAAGAGTGAAATTGATATCAGAAATGCTGAAATAGAAAAATCATTTAGACAAGAACAACTTGATGAGGATGAACGCCGTCACCAAGATTTGGTTAAAGCAATTAAAGCATTTACTTCTGGTTCAGTAACAGGAGAACCAGAGAAAAAGGAATCTTTTTTTGATAAGATTCTGAAAATGTTTGCCGATTTTAAAAATACAATAATGGATCTTATTGCACCTGTCTTAGATTTTTTGAAATCTGCTGGATTTAGTATTCTAAAAAATGCTTTGCGTGCTGGTGGTTGGTTACTTGAATTTTTAGGTGCCTCTAGTCTAGCAACTGCTGCGGCTATACTGGCGCCAGCAATTATTGCTGCCATCGGTTCTTTCAAGTTAATGGAACAATCAACTAATGCCGCAAATGAAGGCAATATTGAAAAACTAAAACAATCTGTACGAGCAGAATTATCTACCGCAGGTAATGGCCAAGTTGATGAGGATCAGGTCAACACAATGGTTGAAAGTTATCTGAAGATTCAGGCAGATAAAGGAATACCTGGTGCACAAAAAGCATATGAAGATTTTAAGAAGGATAAGAATTCAGTAGGCACAGGAGACAATTCTTTTGATGGTCTCAAAATGCAGTACCTCAAAGAAAAATATGGTGTTACTGTTGGTGTCAAGGCAACTCCACAACAAATGGAAGAAGCCAAGAAGTATGCGAAAGAAAATGCAGGTAAGCCTGCCGCTGAAATTAAACCTGTTAGTCCGTCATCTGAAACAAAACCAGCACCAACGGCTCCCGCAGCAGTTAAGTCTGAAGCTAAAACAGAAACACCGATGCCTGCTCAGGCTAAAACGGGAACACCACCTGCATTACCACCAACTCAACCTGTTGTACAAGATATACCAAGACAAGAACCAACTACCACAACTGCACAACAAAATTCTCCACAAGTTGCCGTGAATAGTTCTGTTAATAACATTGGTGGTAAACCTGCTAAACTCCAAAACACCGCATTGGCTAAACAACGTAATTCAGATTTAACTCGTTATCTAAATTCAATTGCTGTTGTAGTTTAACCAATAAAAAACCCCGCCGTAGCGGGGTAAACCATCCAAGGAAAGGAGTTTTGGTTTAATCTTCTTCAGCCAACTTACTGAAATAACTTAAATCATCATCTTCATCTAAAGAAGGTTCAACAAGTGTATCTACTGCCTTTTTAGGAGCAGTTCTAACTTGTTCCTTGATTGTTTCAACGGTAGTCTTTGGTGCAATTTCTTCACCATTCAAACCAAGAACTTTATCAAGACGCTTCTTCAACTCATCATACGATTTGAATTCAGAACCTGCACTCAGTTCACTTAATGCGAACTCAGACTTCCAGATTTTTTCCAACTCGTCATCATCATCTAATAGAGCAGATGGGGAATCAAACTCAGACTTATCATAATTCTGATAGCCTTCTACTTTACGAATCTTTAACTTAAAGTTAGCACCTTTCCACATATCAAATGGATTGATTGGCTGTTCATCTTCAAATTGAGGATTCATTGCTTCGGTAATCTTATCAAAGATTTTCTTACCAAAACGGAACAACTTCACTTTGCCTTCGTTTTCTGGATGCTTAGGATCAGCAACGATATACACATTGGCAACATAATTTAACTTACGCTTCTGTTTGCGAACAACATCTTTATTCGCTTCAATGCCAGAATTCCATAGAGCAGAGTTATGCTCACAGATAGGACATTGTTGATTCTTTGTGGTCAAGCAATTATCAATCAGCCAACCGCCAGGACCTTGAAATCCATGACTAAAGATTTTAACCCAAGGCAGACCATCTTCGCCATCTTTTTCAGATGCGGGAAGAAAACGAATAGTGGCCATGCCATTACCTGCTTTGTCTACTTCTGGTTTCCAATAGTTATCAGATTTCTCTGAACCTTCGGATGATTGGGAGAGTGCCTCAACTGCTTTGGTTAGTTTGTCGAGGTTGCCAGATTGGCGTTTGAGATTAGCGAAACTCATAGTATTACCTTCTTTCTTATTAAACGGAGTATAAACGGAATATTTTCAAAAACTTCTCATAATCAACTGCTAGTATATCATTATATTTATCCATTGTCAAACATATAAACGCAAGATTGCCAGAGTTGTTGGCCAATCTTTATGAAGAATACCGATACCACCGGCCTTTCTCCAATCTTCAATAACAGATTCGGTATCATCAATGATAATCTTATCTGGTGCTGCATATTTGTACTTGTGTTTTTTACCTGGTACAAAATTTGGAGTGAATGTAATACCGTGTGTCTGCAACCAAATCATTTTCTGTTTAGAAATGTCATCGTATCTTGCTTCATTTGCAGTAGAAGAAAGCATTTGTGTTGGCACATTTAACTTACGCAAAAATGTAACACCATCCATAGCACCTGGCATTAAATCTAATGTAGCAAATTGGTTTGTAGCAATAAACTCATTAAAGAAACTATCAAACTTCTTACTCTTTTCTGCTTCTTTTGGTTCCATACGATAGAGTTCTTTGTATCGTTTTACAAAGTCAGCAATAACTCCATCCATGTCCAAGTATATACAACTAATTTTAGGCTTGTTCATGTATCTTCTTCTTTAAAATATGTAAAAATTTATTTTTATCGTATTGTACGAATGGCCTATACTTTTCAATCTTTCTCAACCAATTAGGCCACACAATATCATCATAAATTTCTTTATTCCACATCGGAATAAATTTCATAATATCATCTAAAATAATGACTGTCTCAATTGAAATACTACCACTCATCAAATACTGTAACAACTTTGGAAACTCATTTGATTTTACCAAAAGTAAATCATCTGGTCTATCAACTTTCTCCAACAGGTACATTATATCATTTTCAAAGGTATAAGTCAAGCTTTGATACCGTTTTTGCCATTTGGTATAGTTCTCCTCGCCATCTTGGAGTAGTTCACCTATCCAGTCACCTTTACCTTCAATGAAGTTTGCCACATAAAAATACTTTAACTCATCGATACCATATTTACGAGATAGTTTATAGAATTGGTATTTGGATTTGTTATGCAAGAATGATTGCTTCGATACATTGGTTTTGCCATTGTATTTAAAGTAATCATAAGAATCGGATGTGAAGTGTAGTTTCAAAGCATTCCATAAGGCATATGCTTCAAACCCGGTATTCTCCGTCATATTGGCAGACGAGCACTTTTCTTCAACATATTGTTGTCTTGTGCTTCTAATTTAATTTTTGATTTAAGATTAGATGAGATTAAAGTGGCAGCCACCTCAATTTCTAAACCCGTCTCTTTGCAATGTTGGCATATGGCATCCATATAACCCAACTTTTCATCTTCAACAAGTTGTTCAATCAATAAACTAAACTGTTTTACTTCATCTCTAGTAGGCACTTTATTAAATCCTCAATTTCACTTTTATTCATCATTATACATTGCGAATGAGATGGTGGCAATCCCTCGCCACGATCCTTCATTTCAGTTCTCACCAACATAAAATCATCTTCACTGCCATATGGTGTTGTTTTAAATTTTAGCATAAAAGACATGGTTACCTATTTTGGTTATAACTCTGCCTTTCCAACCAGGATTCACATACACAGCATGATAATATAATGCGTTAGTTCTCGCTATTGTATCATGGACATTTGGTTCTGTCAAGGCCTTGCGGGCAACCATTTCTGATTCTTCCCATGCATATTTATTTTGAATTGCCAGATTTTTTAGGCAAGTCCAACTAAATTGGCAAGTGCCGAGTGTTTTTTGATATACCACGCCACAAATTGTGGATGGAAAATTTGGATCATTAGCACGATTCAAGGTAACTTGAGCTACTGCCAGTTTACCTTCATATGATTCTTGTGCTGCTTCATAATAAATGTTTTTGGTCAAGCAAGCCAATTCTTTATTGAAATTTTCACTTACTTGTTGTTCAACTACTAAGTCTTTTATCTCCTGTGATACTGATGGAAAAGAATAAAGTGCTACTGCGCAAATAACTCCACATAATATAGATTTTGATTTTGATGCGAACATCATATCTCCTTTTGTTTACAGTCGGTGTTCTGACCTTGGACCCAAGTACTTTTGACTTTGTGATAGGGTTTGTGAAACGATTGTTTCTGTTGCCAAGTACAATCGTTAAAAAACTCCGACAGGTGTTTAGGCTGCCAGTGCGAACTTATTATCGTTTGCGGTTAATTTTATTTGCTTCTTCGACCGAGTGTCCTCAATCCTAACGTCTTTAGCTTTGACGATTCTCCATTGTTCTAATTATTGCCATGTCGAATCCTTTCACCCCCATCAGAAGTATATTGCCATTTTCATGTTTGCTACCAGAATAATCGGTTCGTCAATATACTTTTGGTGGAGGTGGTGGCATCGAAGCCACGTCCACAACAACTTTCAAACAACTTCAACGAATGTGTATCAATAATGGTCCTAATCTATAACTAGTATAAACATCGCCACTATTAAATCTAACTTGGCCCCAATGAAAAATTCCACCACGGTACCAATGTGTTTTATATACTCTAATCTTCATGTCCGACCCACCACCTATTTTATTCGAAATAGGAAATCATTATACATCATAATTATATAAATGTCAACGGTTTTAATTAAAGATACCAAAACTATTTTAGGTAATTAAACCAACCAGTAATGATATATTTATCTTCCGACATTGCCGGAATGCCTCTATGTGTAAATGTCCAATCAGTTGGCCAAATTAAAGTCTTACCTTTCATAGGTTTAACTTTAATGTCCTGATAATAAAATTCTGTCTCGCCATCAACATTTACATCATTCAAGTATGTCATAAAAGCCAAATGTCTTGTTGAATTAGCACAACAGTTTTCGGTGTGCCATGTTTTATATCCTGCACCAGGTTTATAATACTGAATATTAATTGGTTCTACAATTCCCCAAGGAGCATAGGCATTTGAATACGAATATTCTTCGATATATTCTTTTGCAACTTCAATTAATTTTTTGGTATAACTTTTGTAAGTATCACAATTAAATTCTAAAACACAATCGACTGAATCTTTTATATTTTTATCGACTATGAACTCACTACCATTAAAATATTTTCCTTCATCTTTTACATTGTTTTGATAATAGTTTAACACCTCATCACATACAGATGAATCGATAAAAGATTGGTGAATAAATTGAATCATTTACCTTTGTAAAAATTAATTGCTTTTACCAAACCATCAATGTGGTCTTTGGTCTGTTGCTTAAACAATAAAGGTTCAGAATCTTCTACTGCCATAATAATTACTAGATTATCAATTGGTGTGCCAATCATTTCTTCATACATCAAAGCATATGCTGTTGTCTGCCAATAATAATCTTCAATATCTGCACTTGATTTAATCCGTTTAGAAGTCTTAAAATCAATTACTGATAACTCACCATCAAATTCACCAATACAGTCTACACGACCCGCCATGCCTAATTGTTTTGACCACAATGCTGCTTCTTGATAATGAATGTTATTGATACGATTTAACAATGGTTTTAATGATATAAACATTTCAAAAGCATCAGGCCTAACGCCTTCTTTTTGACTTAGGTTTGTTTCATTGTTTAAATAATATTCACATAATGTATGCACACCTGTACCACGACTGGTTGCTTTCTTGGATACACGATTGGCTTCTTCTTCACCAACACGCTTGCGCCATCTCATAATGGCTTCTTTCTTTTGGGCGCCAAGTACAGTAGTGACAGAAGGCAATCTTGTGCCATCTTCTAATGTATAATATCGTTTACCATCAGGAAATGTTTCTGATTTTAAATCAGTAAGAACTTTTGGTGTGCAGTAATTAAATTTTGGATTCATGTTTTGGCTTTGTA